GATATATAGCGGTAGTTTTATCAGCTACGATTAGTGTTGCATCCGCCGGAACAGAAATAGTAGAAGCTATAGCATAACTAGTACCACCGTCAGCAGTACCACCGTCAGCCGTGTTATACGCTACAGTAGTGTCTACAGCATTTGTACCATCTACGTTAGCAACAACGATCTGGTTAATCTTAAACACCTTGCCACTAGAAGCAGCGTTAGCCAGCAGGACATTCTCAGTCGTGTTAGCTGGTGTCGCATACGCCGTTTTACCTGTAATGGTAGTGACGTTTACTATGTTGGGAGCAGCCATTATTTATCTCCTTAGAATCCCAGAACCATTGCCAAGGCAATGCTCGTACCAGCAGAAATACCCGCTGTGCCATACTCCAGCGCAGTACCGCCAGAGTTTACAACTAATGCTTGACCAGCAGTGCCAAGAGTAGAAAGCCCTGTACCACCGTTAGCGTAAGGCAATACGCCTGTAACTTGTGAGGTTAAGTCCACACCAGTAAGCGCACCACCCAGAGTAATATTGCCTGAACTAGTCACTGTACCAGACAGGCTTATACCGTTGACCGTACCCGTACCGCTTACGCTGGTGACTGTGCCTCCAACTTCGGTTGGGTTGGCGTTAAAAACCGCAGCCCCTGCGCCAGCGCCGTCTGTGACCACCATAACCTTAGAGCCGTTGGCTACGTCTACGGTCGCCCCTGAACCCTGTTTGATGGTGATAATCTGGCTACCGGTAGTAGCGTTCTCGATCATCCATACTTTAGATACAGTATTTGGCCCCAGCGTCACTTCTCTGGTAGCTGTAAGAGATACAGCGGAAGTAATCTTCAGGTAGAAAGAACGGCTGTCATCAGCAGTGCCATCAGGCATCGTGAAAGTTTCGTTAGCATCTGCTGCTAACTGCTTTGTGCCGTAGCTAAAACCGTCAGTGATTAGCTCAAGGTTAGTGTTTGTACTCGTACCCCAAGTGCCGTCTTCGTCACCCGTGGTAATTTCTTTGAGTCTTAGATTGTTTACATAAGTAGCCATTTGTCAGCTCCTAGGCGGCTTTATCTATATCCACCCATCCGGGCGTCTGTGTATCTGTTACGTCTGTCCAGTTAGGTGTTTGGCTATCGTCTATTGTAGTCCATATAAAGAAACTTACGTCACCTACTGCACCTGTCCCGCTTACCCCCGTGGGGATAATTGAATCGTCTACCGAAATCGCTACGGTGCCTATTGCACCGGTTGCTGCTACCCCAGATATTACTGGAACTACGGTAGCGCCGTCTTCACCTATCGCACCTGTTCCGCTTACTCCAGTAACAGCAACATCTGTATTGTAGGCCGGTACTGCTGTGCCTATGGCTCCGGTTGCTGCAACCCCGTTGAATACAGGGACTACAGTATCGCCTTCGTCGCCAAGCTCTCCAGTTCCGCTTACTCCAGAGACCGCAAAGGTTACCTGAGTTGTTACGTCTCCTACAGAACCTGTAGCACTTACACCGTCTGGTACAACAATGTCGGCAATGAATATATTTACATCACCAACCGCACCGGTTCCTTCAACGCCTACTGGGATTACGATGTCGTCAACTACGACAACAAAACCACCCATCTGGCCTGTGCCCTGCACCCCTGTGGGTATCTGGACACTGCTGTAGTTCGTTACTACGGTACCTACAGCGCCGGTGCCTTCAACTCCATCTACAACTACGGAGTCTCCGACGTTTATTGCGACGGTGCCTATTGCACCTGTGCCTTCTACACCGACCGGAATAATGTTTTCCGATACAGCGATAGAGACTGTTCCTACTGCTCCAGTGCCTTGTACAGAGACATTACCGTTGTCTCCCCAAGCACCTTCGCCCCAGCCGTTATTACCCCAAGTCGCCCCGAGGTCTAGGACGGTTCCATAACCACCCCATCCATTACTGCCCCAGCCTCGTTCACCAAAGCCGCTTGTTGGCCCTGAGTAAGCCATGAGGCAGTCCTATTAGGCGATGCGAATAATCGCAGTAGCAGCCGCAGCAGCAGGGAACTGAATCTGAAAATCGCCAGAACTAACAGTCTGATCTCCACCAAAGCTCAATACCGCACACGCAGAGTTAGAGTTGTTGGTGTTGTAGATCATTGCGCCACAGGTAGTAAAAGACGCGCTTGACCAAGTAGTGTCAGCGAAATCACAGACCGCAGTGGTGCCGTCAGCAACGGGGTCTACATTAGTCAGAGTGTTACCACCTGCGCTATAACCTGTTCCTGTAGTCTCGTCACTGTTGCCAGTAATGTCAGAATAGTTAGTGCTGGCTGCACCATAGGTGCCTGTGCCTGAAGCAGTTGCCTTCAACAGAGCAATCTTCAAAACATCAGCGCCGTTTTGCAGGTCATGCAGCCCTTTTAACAGCTCAACCTTGAAGCTGGTGGGCATCGCTGTGGTTACGGTAATAGCCATTATTAGCTCTCCAGTAGTTTTACAAGTTCCGGGTGCCCAACGGCGCGGAATTGGTTTGCCAAAGTAGTGCGATCAGATCGTATAGCTTGTTTCATGCTTTCCACTAACACACCACGAATTTGGTTTTTGAAAGCCTCTGCCTGCTCCTGTATGGCCGGATGGCAGTTGCCTCCTACATAAATAATCTTGTCTAGCGCCTGTTCAGCCAGCTCTTCGGGGGTAAACCCTCTGTTGGAGACTGTCTTTACTGTGACGTTGCCTACCTTTACTACACTTTCTGAACCGATCAAGCGACTTCTCTCCTAACCTGCCCAGAGCGGTAAGCATCACTACGTAGTTTACCGTCACCCATATTCTTAAGCAGCGCCAGGGCCTGTACATACATTTTCTCGTACAGGGCCACCATGTCAGGCTCACCTTTCTGGAAGCGTATCGCTTCAACCAGAGCACCGTTTAACAACGCAGAATCAAATTCATCGCCGAGCCAAGTAGTTCCAGCAGTAACAATAGACTCTGGGTAGTAGCTGAAGTGCATTTCGACAGAATAGCCCGTATCGGGTGTAGGCCCGACAATCAAACTAGTCTGATCAAATATCGCATAGTGCTTAGGTTGACCTGTAGAACTAGGCCCCGGATAGGCTTCACGAATAAAATTCACGTCTTTGTTTAATAAGTATTCGTAGTTACCACTACCGTCGATAACTGCTAATGAATACACATAAAGCATGCCTGTCGGCATTGTCAGATACTTGTTTCCAGAAGTCAGAGTGCCCGTTTGATTTTTACGCAATGCGGGTAGGTCTACACTAGTATAGATTTTCTGCTCTGCTTGTTCTGCAAACATAGCATGTTGATCTGCCGTGAACGTCTGTTCGCAGATATCTTCTACATTCGCTTTTAATTCGGTGTAGTTCACTACGCCATTGGCCCCCGTGCCATTGTGCCTTTAGTAGCCGCACCCGCACCGCGCATTTTGATACCACTAGTTTTAACATCAATAGGTTGGTTACAACACTCAGACTTATAAACCGTAGGTTGGTTCGGAAACTCAATAATTTTTGGCGCTTTTTTACTCTCTCGTTTCATACCATAACTCCTAAGTTATTGATATTGTTACATATCCAACTTGACCAAACGCACTCATATTATTTGCGTTTACTGGCTGTATATTAGCCCTGCTTTCGGGATACTGCGTAAAATCTGGTCTAGGGTCACGTAAAGCTTGTGGGTCATCTACTGGAAATTCTCCCAGTTTGTTCTGAGGCTGATCTGGATTCCAACACTCAGGACACGCTTTTAAATTTGTTTTGTTACCCTTGCGGATAAGTTCTCTTAACTGTCTGAGCTTGTACTGAAACCCACAAATATCGCAGATGGCTAGAGCTTTCTGCCCAGACGCATACTTATAGCTCATTATCTAACCCCGTATACACGCGGTACAAGGCTCAGTGTAGCCTTCTCCCTATCCTCCTGCGCCGCCAGATCAAACTGTTCGTCATACGCCGCTTTTAGCATAGGTAAGCGTTGCTCTAAATCAGGCTCTTTCATAGCTATGTAATAGGCTAATCCCGCTACTAAACAAGGCAAAAAGCGGAAATTTACATCCGCAGTATTGACTCCTGTGCCTGCATCTTCGATACGGCGCATACGCCAGTACTTCAAAATATAAGTAGTAGTCCCATCCGGCACAGGCCATACAGTCGCCGTAGGGTTAGCTTGTCCACGATCTATGTATAACTGTATCGGGCGTCCTTGCGACAGTTTATTAGGAATACTGGCGTAAGTAGACACACTTATTCGTGTAATGTTGAGATCGGATTGGGTAGTGATGTTCCCATCGCCCGTACGTACAACATGTTCAAGTAAATCAATAGTGTCCGCTGGGAGAGCGTAAGAAGCAGTCCCCGCTACTAGATTT